TGAGCTGATGCGTGTTGCTTCTCCGGATAATGCGGAGAAGCAACACGCACCCTGTTAAGCATGCAGCCGCGCGGCGCATCCGCTGGCTACGGACGCCGGTATGGACGTGCTCGAATAATGCGGTAACGCGGCCGATGCGGCCATCGCTGTCGCCTTCGCGCTAGGCGTCGTGGAGCCGTGTGGCTCGGGCATCGGCGGCGGCGGCATTCATGGGTTGGCCCTGACTGAGCAGGGAACGCTCTATGGAATTGCCGATCCGCGCCGGAAAGGAAAGTGGGCGGCCGGCCTGAAGCATGTGCAGTGAAGGCAGCAGTTACGGTTACATGGACAGTGACGCATCCATGACGCAGAGCCGGCCGTATGATGGCCCTCCAGAGTCGCAAAACGCTCAAAAAACCGTGTTATTATGATAACGTGGAAAAGTTAGAAAAGAGCTGAACAAGAACGGCGGTTCCGAATCGGAGCCGTCGTTTTTGTTTGCCCGGCAGGCACGTGAAGGCGCGGGGATGGACCGGAGGGAAACGAGACGAGCCCGCCCGGACAGTGCCGAAGTCGGGCAGTCCCTGCCGCTGGCGGCGGGGCTGACTCTGGCCGGCTTTCCCTGGATAGAGCGTTCGGGCAGCAGGATGCCCGTCGCCTGCAAGAGTAAATTCAACGGAGAGAGGGAAGGGAGCAACGAAACGATGACCAAACGCAAGACGGCGGAGGCGGAGGGCCTGGCGGTCCGCGAACCGGAGGCAGCGGCGGCGCAGGAAGCGCCGGGCCGGGCGGAGGCGCGCTACTCCAAGGAGCAGCTGCTGGAATCGAGGCAGTACTCGCAGCTGGAGAAGGATGTGCTGACAGCTTTGCTGGAGGACGAAGGCTTGTACACGCAAGAGGACGCGAAAGCGTTGATCGAACAATTTATGAAAAGGGCGGTGCTGTAAATGGCAGGAGGAACATGGACAACGCAAAATAAAGTGCGTCCGGGTGTGTATATCAATTTCGTAGGGGAAGGCAAGGCGGCAGGCGCGGTGGGCGAGCGCGGCGTCGTAACGCTGGCTTTGCCGCTCAGCTGGGGCGAATCCCGCAAAATCAAGGCGATCACCGCCGGCGACAACGTACGCGAGCTGCTCGGCTACGATATCTCGGCTCCGGAGCTCGTGCTGGTGAAGGAGGCGCTCAAGCGGGCGAAAACGCTGCTGCTGTACCGCTTGAACGACGGCGTCAAGGCTTCCGCAGCCGCCGGAGCCTTGACCGTCACGGCCCGGTACAGCGGCGTGCGCGGCAATGACCTTTCGATGGTCATCCAGCCGAACGTGGACGATAACGCGAAATTCGATGTCCGCACGCTGCTGGCGGGGCAAGCGGTCGACAGCCAGACCGCAGCGGATATTGCCGGCCTTCAGCCGAACGGCTGGGTAACCTTCAGCGGTACGGGGGCGTTGACGGCAACGGCCGGCACTCCGCTGACCGGCGGTACCGACGGCGCGGTCGCCAATCAGGATCACTCCGATTATCTCGGCGCCGTCGAGGTGCAGGAGTTCCATACGCTGGCGCTCGTATCCGGCGATGCGTCGCTTAAATCCGTCTACGCCGCCTTCATCAAGCGGCTGCGCGATTCGGAGGGCCGCAAGGTGAAGGGCGTGCTGGAGAACTATCCGTCCGCCGACCACGAAGGCATCATCAGCGTCAAAAACGGCGTTGTGCTGAACGACGGCACCGTGCTGAACGCCCAGAAGGCTACCGTCTGGGTGGCCGCCGCTACGGCGGGCGCTCCGATGAATCAGTCGCTGACGTACCAGGCGTACGATGACGCCGCGGATGTCGATACCCGCTACACCAATTCGCAGCTCGAAGCTGCGCTGAAAAACGGCGAGTTCGTCTTCGTAGCAAGCAGCGGCCGGGCGATCGTCGAGCAGGATATTAACACGTTCAAGAGCTTCACGCCGACGAAGGGCCGAGCCTTCTCGAAAAATCGGGTGATGCGCGTGCTGGACGGCATTGCCGACGATTTCAAGCGGATTTTCGAATCGTACTACATCGGCAAAGTGGACAACCACGCGGACGGCCGCAATTTGTTCCGCAAGGAGTGTATCGCCTACCTGGACACGCTGCAAAGCATCGGGGCCATCCAGCAATTCGATGCGAAGACGGATATCGTGGTGGAGCAGGGGACGGAGGCGGACAGCGTCTATGTCGAGCTGAACGTGCAGCCGGTCGATTCCATCGAAAAAATCTACATGAAAGTGACGGTGAAGTAAGATGGCATTTCTGGAGGCGAGAAATACGATCAGCGGCACAGAGGGCCGCGCTTATGCGACGATTGGCGGCCAAGTGTTCGAGATGTTTTACGTGAAAAAGCTGGAGGCCAAGGTAGAGAAGGAGAAAGCGGAGATCAAGACGCTGGGCCGCCGGGTTACCCAGCATCGGGCCAGCGGCTGGAAGGGCACCGGCTCGATGACGATTTATTATGTCACTTCGAAGTTTCGCGAGCTGATGCTGGACTATATCAAGACCGGCGTCGATACGTACTTCGATATTATGGTCGTCAACGAGTCTCCGGCGTCCAACATCGGCAACCAGACCGTTGTCGTGAAGGGCGTCAACCTCGACAGCGTCATTATGGCATCTCTGGATACGGAGGCTGAGGCTCTGGAGGAGGAAATCGCCTTTACATTCGAGGATGTCGAGGTGCTGAACGCATTCACGACTCTGCAGCAGCAGGGCTGATTCAAGCAAAGCTGATTCCAGCGGGGAACGAGGCCCCCATTGCCGGGGGCTTCGCCCTGAATATTTAACCAATCGAAAGCGAGGGGTATACCGATGAGCGATTTGGCTGCATTTTTTGCCCAGAATGTGGTGGGCGAGGTAACGGAGGACGCGGTAGTCTCCGAACGGTTCAAGGACAAGGACGGACAGCCGGTGGCGTGGAAGCTGCGCAGCATGACCGAAGCCGAGAACGAAGAATGCCGCAAGGCGGCCACCCGCCGCATCAAAGGCAAAAACGGCTCGTACACGACAGAGACGAGTCCCGAGGAATATATGGCGAGGCTGGCTGTAGCGAGTGTGGTGTTCCCGAATCTGCGCGATGCCGAGCTGCAGAAGTCTTACGGCGTGATGGGCGCGGAGACACTGCTGCGCAAGATGCTGCTGCCGGGCGAGTACACGTCCCTGATTCAGCGCGTTCAGGAGCTGAACGGCTTCGATCAGGATATGAACGAGCTGGTGGATGAAGTAAAAAACTAATCAACGAGGGCGACGGTGCGGCGAATTATGCCTACTACGCTCTCCATGAGCTTCATATTTTGCCTCATCAGCTCGTGGCGATGTCCCCGCGCGAGAAGGCGGCCATCTATGCGATGATCGATATCCGTGTGGAAAGCGAGAAGCGGGAGCGGGCAAGACGAAAATGATCTCTGAACCGTCCGCTACAGAGCCAAGGGCGGCGGGAGAGCGCAGAAAGGAGGAAATGTGCACGATGTGCAATTGCGAAAGTTTGGAACAAAGCTTAAAGGTCTTCAGGCAGCTCGCGAATTCGATTCGGGTATATTCGAAAATCGGCGGCGCGGGTGCGGCGGCTAGGCCGACCACCTCGACAAGAAAGGGATCTTTCGGAAGGAACGGGGCAAGCGCCAGCCCCGGCATATCGCCTAAGATCATGGATCGGCTGGGGGCCCCAATGCCTGTCGGCAGGCCCATCGTGAACCCGCGAACCGCGACCTCGACATCGGGGGCGCTGAGGGAAGTTCAACGGTTTTCGCAGAAGAGCCGCGCAAATCTGGCTCAGTGGCGGACCTCCATGAATGGTCAGGTCGCGAGGATGACTTCGGCGACTGTAAGCAGCTTTGGGCGTTTGCGAAAAAGCGCAGTTGCGAGCTCGAGCGGATTGACGGCTTTGGCCAGAGGCAGAGCGGCCGGCCCTGCGCTTGTCGGCGCGGCTGTGATTTCTCCCCAGCTGCTTGCCAGAGTCAGGGGAGCGGGAGCCGCTCTAGCTCCGGCAGCTTTGAATCAAGCGGCGCAGGCAGGCAAGGGGGCAAACGCGCCGGCCGCTGCTCAGTCGAAAGCCGGCAGCATGCTGATGAACGGGCTTGGCCAGGCCAGGGACTTTTTGAATAATCTTCAGAAATCTGCTGAGGGCATCAAGAACAAGTTCCTGGATATGGCCAAGAGCGCCATAACAGGAGCGGCCGAGCAGGACGATTTGCGAAGCCTCTTTGTAGCGCGTACCGGCCGTGAAGATGTCGGCGGCGCGATGTACGACAAGTTCAAGGGCGATGCTCTCCAGAAGGGCATCAATGTGAAGGAGTTTTTATCGGGAACGATCGCGGCCTTCTCGACCACCCAGAATACCGATCATCTCGATAAAATCAACGAGCTGGCTTATCAATTGAAGGCCGCTTCCCCCAATGGAAGCTTCGAGAAGGCGCAAACAGCCATTGTGTCCGCCTTGAAGGGGGATACCAAGGGGTTGGAGGGCTTCATGGCCGGCAGCGATCTCGCGGCGCTGAAGCTGGGGGACAAAGGCAAGAAAAACGACTTCCAAGGCTTCTTTACCGCGCTGGAGCAAGCCATGAACGAAAACGGCATGGGAGCGAACGCCGGCGAGGTGATGCAGAAAACCGTATCGGCTCAATGGAACGAGCTGCAGGGCCGGTATCAGTCGGCGCTTGCGGGAGCAGGGCAGCAGGCGCTCGAAGCCAGCCGGCCTATTTTGGAAAGTTTGAATCAGGCCTTCGAGACGGGCAAGTTCACGCCATTTTTCCAGGCGCTGAGCATGGCGCTGTATGGACTCGCTTCAGTTGCCGGAGCGGCGGCAAGCTTCATTCAGACTCATTTGGACAAGATTAAGCTTGTATTGATAGGCGTCGGGGCCGTATTGGCGGTACTGGCGGCCATGTGGATTGCGAACTGGGCCGCTGCGCTGTGGCCGGTGCTGCTGGTGATCGCCGTTATTGCTCTGCTCATGGAAGTATTCCATCAGATGGGGTTTTCGACGCAGGAAGTCGTCGGCTTTGTCATTGGCATATTCATGGGTCTGTACGCTTTTTTGCAAAATATAGTTGCCGCGTTGTGGAATTTGCTCCTTTCGTTTGCCGAATTTCTCGGGAATCTGTGGTACGACCCTGTTTATGCGGGCAGAAAGCTTTTCTATGATCTGTCCGTGTTTGTATGGGAGATGGTCGCCAGTGTGATCAACGGCATTACAGAGATGGTGAATGCAGGCACTCAGCTGATTAACAAGTTGACCGGCAGCAAGATCGGCCTCATCCCCGAGCTCGACATGGACAATATTAAAGATATGATGATCGAGCCGGTGGCTGTCAACCAAAAGGTCGATTTGTCCGCGATGAAGATGAAGCAGGTGGATGTCGGCTCTTATTTCGTCAAAGGACAGGATTGGACCAATCAGATGTTCAAAGCCGGAGCAGAGTTCAAAAGTAGCATGGACAAGGACAAGCTGCTAGAGGACTGGAACCAGTCTGCCAAGATCAAACGCATCGACGAGGTCGGCAAAATCAAGGAAAATGTGTCGGTCGGCGGCGAAGTAGACATCGCGAACGAGGATCTCAAGCTGATGCGGGAATTGGCGGATATTCGCTCGATTCAAAATTTCGTAACGCTGACGCCGACGGTTCAGGTGGAAACCGGGGATATTCGGAGCAGCTCGGATGTCGATGAGCTGGTGCGCAAGATTACGAGCTCGCTGCAGCAGGAGTTTGTGAGAACGGCGGGAGGCGTATACGCGTGAATGTGCCGTATGGAATTTATGTCGGCTGGAACAATGCCGAGTCCTGGTTCCGGCTCCCGGTCAACCCGGAGACGCTGGAGGTCAAGCAGAGCGGGGCGGGACGATCCTATGACATGATCGGTCTGGGCGAGATTAATGCGATTCAGGCGCCGAGGCTAAGGGAGATCAGCTTCAGCAGCGTGCTGCCGTCGCGGGCCTATCCTTATGTGAGCGTCGCTTCGGCAGATTTACAGCCTGCGAGCTGGTATGTGGAGCGGCTGACGGAATGGATGCATACCAAGCGGCCGGTCCGCCTGGTGGTGACAGGCTCGCATACGGAGCTGGCAGATGGCCGGCTTGCCGGGATTCAGCTCAATCTGCCCGTTAGCATCGAGCGGTTCGACTGGAAGGAGGCCGCTAGGGGCGGGGGAGATATTGAGTATGAGCTTGCTTTGAAAGCCTATATGTTTTACGCCGCCAAGAAGGTTCATATCGTCACCGATGCCCAGTCGGGAGAGCCCGTGGCCGAGGAGGCCGTCTCCACGCGTGCGAACGAGCGTATTCCGCCCTCCTCCTACACGTTGAAAGAGGGCGACAATCTGTGGGCGATCGCCGCTCTTCTGCTCGGCGACGGCTCGCGTTACCGCGAGATTCAGCAGCTGAACGGCATCAGCGACGCCGAGCTGCGAAGGCTGCCTGCCGGTCGGGAGCTGCGCCTGCCGGAGGTGGGGGTCTGATGCTCGAGGTGCTGATCGATAACCGGGACGGACAGCTGTGGGATGTCTCGGAGCTGACGGCCGAGCTGTCCTGGAAAACAAGCCGCATTGCCAAGCCGTCCAGCGTCGAGCTTACGTTGATTCGCGGAGCCTTGTATCAAAGCGCGGCCTTCAAGCTGGAGCCGGGAGCCATCGTCCGTGTGCGCCAAGGGGAGACGCCGGTGTTCTTCGGCTATATCTTTACGGTGGAGCAAAGCTCCTCGGAGCAGGTGAAGCTGACAGCGTACGATCAGCTGCGGTATTGGCTGGCCAGCGATACCTACGTGTTCGCCAACCAGACGGCTGCCGAGATCATTCGGCGAATCGCCGGCGACCTTGGCGCGAAGATCGGAGAGCTGCCGGATACGAAATACGTGATTCCTTCCATGGTGGAGGACGGACAGAAGCTGCTGGACATCGCCTTGAAGGCGCTGGATCTGACGCTTATTGCCGGACAGGGCAACTACATGCTGTTCGATCATTTCGGAGCGTTGACGGTCCGGGATATCAATGTGCTGGAGCTGTTTTTCTCCATCGGGGACGACAGCCTTCTCTACGATTACAGCTTCAAGCGGTCGATTGACGAGGAAACGTACACCCGGGTTAAGCTGGTGCGCGACAACAAGGAGACGAAGGCACGTGACGTGTATGTGGCTCAGGACAGCGCCAATATCGCGAAATGGGGCAGGCTGCAGCTCTATCACAAGGCAAATGACAGCATGAATGAAGCCCAGCTCAAGGAGCTGCTGAACAATCTGATGAGCCGGCACAATCGGGAGCAGCGAACTTTAAGCCTGCAGGCGCTGGGAGATATCCGGGTGCGCGCGGGGCATTACGTCTTCATTTTTATGAAGGAATTGGGGTTGGAGAAGCCGTTTCTGGTGGAAGAATGCAGCCATTCTTTCACAGGCGGGGAGCATACGATGAATCTGGAATTGAAGGTGATAGCATGAGCATAAGCCAGATGCTGGATGTCATTAAAAAGGCAAGCCTCGGGGCTGTCGATGCGGGCCAGCCGGTAGCGCTTCTGTTCGGCGAGGTCGTCAGCGTGTCGCCGCTGGAAGTGCTTGTCGACGAGCGGTTTCGTCTGCCGGCGGAGTCGCTGCTTGTGCCGGAGAGCCTGCACAGGAAAGAGCTGACGGTGGCGGGCCAGACCGTCGCAATCCGGGACGGACTGGCTGCCGGAGAACGCCTGCTGCTGCTGCGGGTGCAGGGCGGGGGACAATTTGTCGCGCTGGATAGGGTTAGGGGGACGCTATGATTCCGCAGGGCAGTATCTTAGCCAACGTGACGCTTCGCCGGACCAAGCAGCCCGGCCGGACGTATGCTCTGGATATCCCCGGGCTTGGGATGGAAGGGCAGGGGATGATCGACGGACGTGAAGCTGTGCGACAAATGGTATTTAAAATACTCCACACGGAAAGGTACGACCATGCGATCTACAGCTTTAATTACGGCAGCGAGCTTAGGCTGCTGCTGGGCGGCGATCCTATGCTTGTCCGGTCGGAGCTGGCGAGACGCGTGAAGGAAGCGTTGCTTCAGGATGACCGTATCCGCGCGGTTGAAGATATCCGTATGGAGCTCGGCGAGCATCAGGCGGTCATCTCCTTCACCGTGGAGTCCGAATACGGGAGCATCGCTATATCGAAAGAGGTGAACAGATTTGTATGAGCAGCAAACCTATGAAGCTTTATTGCGCCGCATGCTGGACCGGGTGCCGGCGGATATAGACAAACGCGAGGGCAGTGTCATCTTCGACGCGCTGGCCCCGGCCTCCGCCGAGCTTGCTCAAGCATACGCGGACCTGGAGGGCGCATTACGGCTCGGCTTCGCGGGCACCTCCAGCGGAGAGTGGCTGGAGCGGCGTACGGAGGAAATGGGGGTGTATCGCCGCGCTGCGACCAAGGCGGTTCGCTCCGCCGCATTTAATGTGGAAGTGAGCGCTGGCTCGAGGTTTTACGCGGGCGGCCTGTATTTTCGAGCGTTGGAGGCCGGGCAGACGGTGCGGCTGGAGGCGGAGACGGCCGGTTCGGCGGGCAACATGCCGTTCGGGGCGCTGCAGCCGGTAGAGCTCATCCCGGGCTTGACCTCGGCCGTGCTGGGAGCTGTGCTGATCCCGGGCGAAGACGAGGAAAGCGACGCTTCCTTGCTGCAGCGTTACAGGCAGCAGACGATGCGGCCTGCGACCAGCGGCAACAAGTCCCACTATGTCCAGTGGGCCGGCGAGGTGCCGGGCGTTGGCGCTTCCAAAGTGTTTCCTCTGTGGGCGGGACCGGGAACGGTCAAGGTGGTGATCGTCGATGCGGAATATGCGCCGGCTTCAGCCGCTTTGGTCGAAGAGGTGCAGCGGCATATCGATCCGGAGCCATCGGGGACGGGCGAAGGCAAGGCCCCGATCGGAGCGCGCGTGAAGGTGGTCAGCGCCGCGGCGAAGCCCATCGGAGTGGCGGCGACGGTCGTATTGGCCCAAGGCTATACGGTTCAGCAGGTTACGACTGCCTTCGCGGCCGCGATGACCGCCTATTTGAAGGAAATTGCCTTTGCCGTTACCTACGTATCCATAGCCCGGGTCGGAATGCTTTTGCTGGATATTCCCGGCGTTCTGGATTACAGCGCGCTCAAGCTTAACGGCGCCTCCGGCAATGTGGCCGTGGCGGCCGAGGAAATTCCGGTGCTCGGCACTGTGGGACTGGGGGTGTAGCGGAGTATGGCATATCCGGCAGATATCGACCGCTTTCAGGACAAGCTGAACAAACGGAAGGACGGCGGCATTTATATCGTCGAGGAGGAGCTGCCGACTACGGAGGGCGTGTACGAGGGGCTTCTGGCCCACGACCATATCGTGAACAGCAGCATTCAGGTGTATACGGGTTCCAAATTCACCGGGGAGCCGGTGGTGAACTTCGTTGTGTCCGTCCCGGCGGAAACGCCTTGGCGGCGCACGCTGCGCGCCTTCAGCACAGCTCCGGTTATTTATGTCACCTATGAAACGCCCGGGGATACGGTAGAGGCGGATGATGTGAACCGGCTGCAGCGGGGCGTTACGGCGACCCAAGTCGAGGTTGACCGGTATAAAGCCTCCAACGACCAGCGAGTACGGTCCGCCGAGGACCGCTTGACGGCGGCTGAGAGCGCGAAGGCGAATAAGACCTACGTCGATACGCAGTTGTTGACCAAGGCCGACAAGGCGACAACGTATACGAAGACGGAAACCGATCAGCGGATTCAATCGGTGATCGGGGCTGCGCCCGCCGCTCTGGACACACTTCAGGAGCTGGGGGCAGCGCTGAACAATGATCCCAACTTCGCAGCGACCGTGACGACCCAGTTGTCGACGAAGGTCGACAAGGCAGCGGGCAAACAGCTCAGTACGGAGGACTACACGACGGCAGAGAAAACCAAGCTGGCCGGCATTGCCGCCGGAGCCAACGCTTACGTTCACCCGTCCACGCACCCGCCCTCCATCATTGTCCAGGATGCAAGCAACCGGTTCGTGACGGATGCGGAGAAAGCGGCGTGGACGGCGAAGGCTTCTACCGCGGTAGCGACTTCTGGCGGAAACGGCCTTATGAGCGCGGCGGATAAAGTCAAGCTGGACGGGGTTGCGTCTGGGGCTAATGCTTACGTGCATCCGTCTGGCGACGGGAACCAGCATGTGCCTGCGACGGGCACGGGTAGCGGCGGCAAGGTGCTGAAGGCGGGAACGACTGCGGGCAGCGCCGCCTGGGGCGTCGTGGACTGGTCGGAGGTGACGGGCAAGCCGAGCGTATACGCGCCGGCGGCTCATACGCATCCGGCCGATGAGGTGACGGAGAGTGCGGCGAAGCGCTTCGTGACGGATGCGGAGAAAGCGGCGTGGACGGCGAAGGCTTCTACGGCGGTAGCGACTTCTGGCGGAAACGGCCTTATGAGCGCGGCGGATAAAGTCAAGCTGGACGGGGTTGCGTCTGGGGCTAATGCTTACGTGCATCCGTCTGGCGACGGGAACCAGCATGTGCCTGCGACGGGCACGGTTAGCGGGGGCAAGGTGCTGAAGGCGGGAACGACCGCAGGCAGCGCCGCTTGGGGCGTCGTGGACTGGTCGGAGGTGACGGGGAAGCCGAGTACGTATGCGCCAGCGGCTCATACGCACTCAGCCGATGAGGTGACGGAGAGCGCGGCGAAGCGCTTCGTCACGGATGCGGAGAAAGCGGCGTGGACGGCGAAGGCTTCTACGGCGGTAGCGACTTCTGGCGGAAACGGCCTTATGAGCGCGGCCGATAAGGTCAAGCTGGACGGTATTACATCCGGGGCGAATTCGTATGTGCATCCGACAGGAGACGGGAATCAGCACGTTCCTGCGACGGGCACGGTTAGCGGCGGCAAGGTGCTGAAGGCGGGAACGACTGCGGGCAGCGTCGCCTGGGGCGTCGTGGATTGGTCGGAGGTGTCCGGGAAGCCGAGTGCGTTTGCGGCAGCCGCACATGATCATGCCAGGCTGCAGCGGACCGATGATCGGGTGATTAAGCCTACGGGTACGCCGAAGGGCTTCCTGGGTCTTTATTTCACCTCGCTCGGGGGCTTAAATGCAGCAACCGGGGACAATCAGTACCAGGATATGATCGTCCTGAATACGTTCACCGACACGAGCGGAGGCAAGGTCAATGCCCTTGCCTTTCATAAAACCTCCATGAAAATTTTACATTTTCAAGCCGCTCAAGGGGATACCGTGTGGGGTACGCCCAAGGAGCTTGCCTATATGCCCGATGTGATGAGCAAAGGTCCGCTTACCTGGAATCAGCTTAAGGGGGTGTAGCGATTGGCATACGGTCAATTTATGTATGGCGCTGTGTCCCTTGGAGCAGACGAGCAGGATGGGGGAGAGGCCCCGGAGACGTCGCGCGATCTGATGGCCTACCTGCCGGCTTATTACCGGGAAAGCCGTCAGATGGTGGCTTTGCAGGAAAGCTTGGGGAGCGGGCTGAACGAGTACCGCTTTCGAAGCGACGAGCTGCTGGACCAGTTTTTTATCCGTTCGGCGACTTGGGGGCTTCAGCTGTGGGAGGCGGAGCTTGGTTTGAGCTCTGATCGTACCGAGGCTTATGCCTGGCGCCGGGAGATGTTGCTTGCCAAGCTGCGGGGAACCGGAACGACGACCAAGCGGATGATCCGCGAGGCGGCAGCGGCATTTTCGGGAGGCGAAGTGGCCGTCATTGACGTTCCGGAGGAGTCGCGATTCGAGATTCATTTTATCGGAGTGAAGGGCATTCCGGCCAATATGGCGGGGTTCATTCAGATGCTGGACGAGATTAAACCGGCTCATCTGGCCTATTCCTTCAAATATACCTACACCGTGTGGGATGCGCTGAAGCTGCTCGATTGGCAGCAGGCGGGGAGCCTGACATGGTCTGACTTGCGAATTTATACAGGAGTGTGAGTGACATGCAAACAACGCCCAACTTGGGTCTGAAAAAGCCGGAGGGCACCGATGTCGTGGACATCGCCGATCTCAACAGCAATGCCGATGTGCTTGACGCGGAGGTCGCCAAAAAAGCTTCCGCCACAGCAGACGGCCGGATGAGCAAGGAAGACTTCGCCAAGCTGGCCGGCATCGCCGCCGGAGCGAATAATTACGTACATCCGGCAACGCACCCGGCGTCGGTGATTGTGCAGGATGCGAGCAACCGCTTCGCGACAGACGCGGAGAAAGCGGCATGGAATGCGAAGGCATCGACGGCTGTAGCCACGACGAGTGTAAACGGTCTGATGTCGGCAGCGGATAAAGGGAAGCTGGACGGCGTGGCGGCCGGAGCGAACAATTATGTGCACCCGGCAACGCACCCGGCGTCGGTGATCGCGCAGGATGCGAGCAACCGGTTTGTGACGGATGCAGAGAAGGCGGCGTGGAACGCGAAGGCGTCGACGGCTGTCGCTACGACGAGTGCGAGCGGCTTGATGTCAGCGGCGGATAAGGGGAAGTTGGACGGGGTTGCGGCCGGAGCGAACAATTACGTGCACCCGGCAACGCACCCGGCGTCGGTGATCGCGCAGGATGCAAGCAACCGGTTTGTGACGGATACGGAGAAGGCGGCGTGGAACGGGAAGGCGTCGACGGCTGTAGCGACGACGAGTGCGAGCGGTCTGATGTCGGCGGCGGATAAGGGGAAATTGGACGGTGTGGCAGCCGGTGCCGGTACGGCTAACAGTGCGACTGATGCGGTGATCGGGAGCAGGACGGTTAATGATACTGCTGCGCCTACTTTTACCGGTACTTTGACGACGTTGTTATCGGGCGTGATGTCTTTGCTCAAACGTATTACGGGTGAGGCGGGGGCTTTAACTGCGCCGGTGAAGAGTTTGAGGCAATTAAATGATGAAAAGTTTGATAAGGCAGGCGGTCTAATCTCAGGAGGGGTTACTCTTCAGGGTGGTGTAGCGGTTCAATCGGCTGACATGCTTATTTTCGGTCCTAACTCTACCTACCCTAGTGGTGCGGCATCGCTTAAAGTTGGTGGGATTAGGGTGACAGACGATTATAATGAAGTGCGAGCAGAACCAGGTGTGCTATCAGCAAAATACGGCGTGCATACAGATGGTGGATATTGGATGGGTGGACAGCAATTAGCGTTAACTCGTGTCAATAACGGTGGACTTGAATATTGGAGCGGAAGCGGGTGGCAGGCTGTGAGTGGAGGAGTTAAAAATGTGCAACGCGGAACGGCGATAGTTCATGCAGGTAATTCTACGGACGTAACGATTACCGCAGTCAATCTTTCCAAAGCTTACTTAATTATCTCGTCAGGGGAAAAAATATTGAACTATGAAAATCCCTTTTTTGCACGTGGGGAGCTCACCTCTAGTACAAATATCCGTCTATATGGAATGGCTCACTCAATAGCCATCAATGTTCCTTGCCACTGGCAAGTAATAGAATATAACTGAATGCTTAAAGTATTGGATATCCTAGACGCAATTTATTAATGCAACGAAAATAGTATAAACTTTTTTAGATAACATGCCCGGCCGGGCCGAGCAGAAAGGACGAAGCGATGTCAATAGACGAGACCAAGCAGCTTACGGAGCAACTCACCGGAGTCCGGCTCGACCTGGCCCGGCTGGAGACGAAGCTCGACGCTATCAAGGATTTGACCAAGAAGGTCGAGGAGGTGGACGACCGGGCGAAGGAGGCGCTGCAGAGCACCCGGTCGGCTCACAAGAGGTTGGACAGCCTCAAGTCCGACGAGATCAAGGAGCTTGCCGAAAATCAGACGTGGCTGTGGCGTACGGTCATGGCTGCGCTGATCGCGGGGCTGCTTAACTTGCTGTGGAAAGGAGTCGGTTCGTAACATGGAGCCGTCGTTTTTTACTTGGGAGGCGTTGTCCACGATGGGCGGCGCCTCTTTGCTTACTTTTTTCATCGTGCAATATACGAAGAGGCTGCTCGACCGTTTCTACGCATGGCCGACGGATTATTATGCAGTGATCGTGGCTTTCAGTGTGCTTCTGTTGGCGCAGCTGGCAAGAGGGGCGGACGGGGGAGACTGGCGGCTGTACGCATTGACGTTCGCCAACTCCTTTCTCGTCTCCGCGGCAGCAGCTCAGATGCAGAACAAGTCCCTGCATCCGCCGGGCACCTCTGAGCAGGAGACCACGGTTATAAATAGATGA